AATCTGAAAGTCAGTATAATGCTTTAACAAAAGAAAATTCTGGTTTGAATTTTATGGATGGTGCTAAAAAAGGTAAGATGATCAAAGCACGTGGTGGCGGAATGGCAATACAAGGGATGAAACCAACAAAACTTTATTAAGTTAAAATGGCTGAAATTGAAAAAGCAATTGAAGAGGAAGTAGCAACTCCTGATTCTGAAGAAGTAGACGTTGAGATAGAAGGTGAGAAATCTGAAGTAGAAGAAGTTATAGATCTTACAGAACAATTCTATTCTAATCTTGCAGAAGAGATGAGTGATGATGTTCTGCAAAGAATATCTAATCAACTTTTAGATGATTATAAAAAAGATAGAGTCTCAAGAAAAGATTGGGAAACATCTTACACCAATAATTTAGATCTTCTTGGAATTAAACACACAGAGATGACTAGACCGTTTAAAGGTTCGGCATCCGTGACTCATCCACTATTGTCCGAAGCAGTTACATCATTTCAAGCACAAGCATATAAAGAATTACTTCCATCATCAGGGCCTGTAAAAACTAGAGTCTTAGGAGTTGAAGACGAACAAAAAATGAATCAAGCACAACGAGTGCAAGACTTCATGAATTACATGATCACCGAAGAGATGGAAGAGTACACTCCAGAATTTGATCAGTTATTATTTTATTTAGCACTTGCAGGATCAGCATTTAAAAAAGTTTATTACGATGAAGTGATGCAAAGAGCTGTATCTAAATTTATTCCTGCAGAAGATTTAGTGGTACCATATTATGCAACCGATTTAATGGAATGTGAAAGAATTACTCATGTTATTAAAATGGGAGAGAACGAGATACTTAAAAAACAAGCAGCAGGATTCTATAGAGATGTAGAATTAAAACCAACTGCAGCAGGTCCTACAGAAATTGAAAAAAAATACCAAGAGTTAGAAGGAGTAACCCCTTCAACTGACAAACAATATTCATATTCAGTACTTGAGATGCATGTTGATTTAAATTTAGAAGAGTTTGAAAACAACAATTCAGAAAAAGAAGTAAAAATTCCATACATTGTAACTATCGATGAAGGTTCAGGAGAAGTTTTATCTATCTATCATAACTACGATATCAATGATGAGACTAAAAAAAGAAAAGAATACTTTGTACATTTTAAATTTTTACCAGGATTAGGGTTTTATGGTTTTGGATTAACACACATGATAGGTGGATTATCTAGAACTGCTACACAATCTTTAAGACAATTACTAGATGCAGGTACATTATCTAACTTACCTGCAGGATTTAAGTCTAGAGGTATAAGAATCAGAGACGATGACCAACCATTTCAGCCAGGAGAGTTCAGAGATGTGGATGCACCAGGTGGAAATATCAAAGATCAGTTTCAAATTTTACCATTTAAGGAACCATCAGCTACATTATACCAATTAATGGGCTTTGTTGTTCAGGCAGGACAGAAGTTTGCAGCGATTACTAACATGGATACCGGTAATGATTTGCAAAATAGAGCTGTTGGTACGACTGTGTCCTTATTAGAGCGTGGATCGAGGGTCATGAGCGCAATACACAAGCGATGTTATTACTCAATGAGAAGAGAATTTAGACTTTTATCAAAAGTTTTTGGTACATATCTACCACCAATCTACCCATATTCAGTATATGGTGCAGATCAAGCAGTAAAACAAACTGATTTCGATGATAGAGTCGATGTAATACCGGTTGCCGACCCAAATATCATGAGTATGGCACAAAGAGTAACGCTTGCTAACGAAAATTTAAAGATTGCTATGTCAAATCCTTTAATGCACAACTTGAGAGAGGCCTATCGAAGAGTATATGAAGCATTAGGGACTCAAGATATAGATCAGATACTTATTCCACAAGAAAAACCAACACCTAAAGATCCTGCAACTGAAAATATGGAAGTATTACAACAAAAACCATTAAAAGCGTTTGCAGATCAAGATCATGATGCTCATATAAATGCACATAGAGCTTTTATGTCTACAAGAATGGTACAAATTAATCCTCAAGTGTATTCAGCTCTACAAGCACATATTTCTGAGCACGTTTCAATGAAAGCTCAAGGAGAAGTAGGAGCTATGATTGTTGATAATCCAGAAATGCAAGCACAGTTTCAAAGTGATCCTCAAGGAGCACAAATTCAAATCAATGCTATGGTTGCAAGAAGAGTTGCAGAACTTACATTAGAGTTAGCACAAAGTGAAGCAATGGGTCAACAGAAAGATCCACTAGTTGCATTGAAAGAAAGAGAGTTAGATCTTAAAGCTATGGACTTACAAAGAAAAGCTGAACAAGATTTAGCAGGTAATGAAATTAGAGAAAACGAAATTGATGAAAGATTAGATATTGAAAAAATGAAACTAGAAAATAATGAAGATCAAGCAGCAGAGAGAATAAGAATTGCTGATGAAAAGTTAGAGATTGCTAGACTTAAAAAAAGACAAGGTAAGTAATGAAAAGAAAATTAAGAGTTTTAAAAGCAAAGGGCGGTGCAGATGCTGCTAAAGATGATTTTAAAACACCTTCATCAATGTCTGCTGTAACTAAAGGTAATCCTTTTTCAGCTGGTAATCAAGGTGCAACAAATACTAGTTCTAGTATTAATAACACCAATAATAATACAACGAACAATACAACAAATAATACAACACAAAAATCTAGAAATATTCCAATAGTAGGGCCTGTAACATTAGGTATAAATATTTTACAAAATTTAACAAAACAAAAAACAGCTAAACATCCTTTTAGTGCAAATACAATTAAACAAACAAAAACCAAACCACCTATGGGTGGAGGTGGTGGAGGTGGGGAACCACAACTTTGTCCAGATGGAACTATGCCACCATGCAAAACAACAGGAGTAGTAAAACCAAACGCACCAAATAAATCAAATTTTTTTGGAGATTTTAAAGCTTACAATAAAGGTGGAGGAGTACCTTATGGTCCACCACCGTTAAGAGGACCCAATCCTCAAGTTCCACCTGTAAAGTTTTCTAGAGGTGGGGGTGCTGCAATAAGGGGACTTAAATTTAAAGGAGTATTTTAATGTGGTTTCAAGCTATTAAACTTGCAGTTTCTGCAGGATCAAAAATTTACGCTAACAAGCAGAAGACGAAGATGGCTATGTCAGAAGCACAGCTTATGCACGCTACAAAAATGGCTCAAGGCCAGGAAGCTTACCAAGGCAAATTATTAGAAGCAAGGCAATCGGACTGGAAGGACGAGGCAGTCCTCGTAATATTAAGTTTGCCCGTGTTGGTGCTTGCGTGGGCGGTCATATCGGATGACCCGACAGCGATGGACAAAGTAAAATTATTTTTCGAGATGTTCTCTCAACTCCCGTCATGGTTCACTAATTTATGGATTCTTGTCGTTGCGAGCATTTATGGCATTAAGGGTACACAAATCTTCCGTAATGGAGGAGGTAAAAAATGAACCTGGAAAGAGATTTACAAAAACTTAAAAAAGAAAAACAGATGAAAGAATCTGCTATCGCTCAACTTAGAAAAAGAAGCAAAGATTCTGTAGCTAGACCAAAGGCAGAAAAAAATATTTTATCAACAGATCCAAGGATGCAAAAAATATAATGTGGAAATGGATTAAAAAATAATGATTAAAAATTTTAAAGATATTGTAATATTATTAATCACAGCAGGTGTTTTAATTTTATTAGGAGTTATTATCATTGGTGACTATTGGGTAGCTGTTGAAGAAAATAGACCGGTAGATGATAGTATAATAGTTCTTATGAAGATGTCTGTTACAGGTTTAATAGGTGTTATAGGTGGATACATTGGAGGAAGTAAAAGCTAATGTGGAATTGGATTAAAAAATTATTTAGACCTTGGAATCTTAAAAAACAAACAATCACTCCAGACTACGATAAAATGACAAAAGGTGATTTAAGAAAACTTAAAGAACAAGGTAAAATTAAATCTATTTACAAACCTTATAATTAGTCTATAAACCCCTTATGATCCAAGGGGACAGTACCGAATACGAAATCTTAGAACAAGCTTGTAAAACTTTAGGAGACGATCTATTTACAGCCGAGATAGGCGTGAGACAAGGTGCAGGAACCAAAATTATTTTAGATACCCTTAAAGATAAAAAACATTGGCATATTGGAATAGATCCATATGGTAATTTAAATTATCAACATTATGATAATTCTGAATCATACACTTGTGATTACACAAACAGTATGAAGTTACAATTAATCAAAGATATTGACTATCAAAACTTTACATTATTTCCAATGGGGGATGATGAGTTTATGAAGAGATTTTATGATGGTGTTCCAATCTACAGAGAGAAAAAAGAATTAATTAATAATTATGATTTAGTTCATTTTGATGGTCCTCATAAAACAGTAGATGTTTTAAAAGAAGTAATGTTTTTTGCTCAAAGATCTAGAGCTGGAACTGTATTTGTATTTGATGATTATCCTAAATTTAATATGGATTTAATTTTAAAAATTATAGTAAATGATTATGGTTTTATGCTACTTAAACAAGGTAAAAATAAAATAGCTCTTAAAAGAAATTAATGCTTGATTACCACACTAAAGAACAGATTGTTAATGTAATTAATAAATCAATTAAGGATACAAAAGATCATATCTGCTATGGGGTTGAAACGGAATCTCAGTTGATGTATGCTAGGGGCAGACTCAGCGCTTTAGAAACGCTGCTTCAGGATATTAAAAACCTGCAAAAGGAGGATAACGATGGTACAATTGATAAAACCTAAACTTACAGATTTCGGTAACGAAAAAAATAAGGAAGAGGTCAAATCACAGATTCCAACAGATCCCAAAGGCATTAAAGAGTATCTTGAAATCATACCTAACCCAGTCGGATACCGTATGCTAGTTAGACCATGGTCTGGCCAAGCAAAAACAAAAGGCGGTGTAATCTTAGCAGACGAAACTCAGGACAAAATCCAAATGACAACTGTTGTTGGACTTGTTGTAAAACAGGGTGACCTTTGTTATCAAGATAAAGAAAAATTTCCGAAGGGTGCTTGGTGTAAAGAAGGAGAATTTGTTATTTATGGCAGATACTCTGGAAGTAGATTTCAAACTAAGTACGGTGAACACCGTATACTCAACGATGACGAGATCATAGGAACAATAGGTAAGCCAGAAGATATTCTCCATTTATTTTAGATAAAGGAGAATAAACATGGCAGAAGTAAAAGACTATAGTGCGGAAGCACTTATGGCAAAAGAACATGAGGTAGAATTAGATACCGATAATGTTAAAGAAGAAAATGTTCAAGTAGAAGAAAAATCATCAAAAGAAGAAACACCAAACTTAAATGTAGGTGAAGTTGATTTAGGATATACGGGACATGAAAAACCAGAAGAAGATAAAACAGAAAAACCTCAAATAGAAGTTACAGAAGAAAAAACTGAAACTCCTGTTGAAGAAAAAGTTGAATCTGAATCTGAAAAAGAAAAACCAAACCTTAATGAGTCGAGAAGAGATTATCAAAAAAGAATTGATAAACTAGTCTTTCAAAAGAAAGAAGCTGAAAGAAGAGAAAAAGCAGCTCTTGATTTTGCAGAAGGTATAAAAAAGAAATTTGACTCAAGTGTTCAAAAGTTAAATTCTACTGACGAACAGTATCTAAAAGAATTAGATGCAAGAGTAGATGCACAAAGAGAACAAGTCAAAGTAGCTCTTCAATCAGCTATCGAAAACCAAGACGCTTCTAAAATTATGGAAGCTAACGATAGACTAACTCAATTAGCTGTAGAAAAAGAAAAAGCTAGATTAGAGATGGCTAATCGTGAAGAAAAAAAGAAAGCTGAAGAAGAAAAAAATAAACAACAACAAAACGTACAGGCTGCACCTCAAACAGCGGAAACATCACAAACGGCACCACAAATTACACCTAGAGCCAAGAAATGGGCTGAGGAGAATACGTGGTTCGGGAATGATGAGGTCATGACCAATGCTGCTATTACTATACACAACAATATTTCTCAAGAGGGTATTGAAGTAGACAGTGATGAGTATTATAATGAAGTTAACTCAAGACTTAAAAGGTATTTTCCTGAGAGTTTTGGTAACACTAATGACGAGCCAAAAAAAGAGAAACCGAAACCCGTCCAAACGGTTGCCTCGGCTGGTCGTAGTCAACAAGGACGCAGAACTGTGAAACTCACAAAGTCACAGGTAGCGATTGCTAAAAGATTAAATGTGCCACTAGAGGAATATGCTAGATACGTGAAGGAGGATAAATAGTATGAGTACAATTAAGAGAACTTCACGGGAGTCGGAGAATAAAGCAACGAAAGAAGCTCCAAAAGCTTGGACTCCACCATCCAGTTTGGATGCACCACCCGCACCGAACGGTTACGCCCACAGATGGATCCGTACCACCGTTCAAGGTTTTGAGGATACAGCTAATGTATCTAAAAAATTAAGGGAAGGATGGGATTTTGTTACAGTCGAACAAGTTCAAAACGAGATCGGCAATAATAAATATCCTTTCTATACCGAAGGCAAATACGAGGGGTGTATAGGAATTGGAGGCCTTGTGCTGGCAAGGATACCAGAGGAGATTTTGGTTTCACGTGCTGAGTATTTTAAAAAACTTACTCAAGACAGAATGAACGCGGTAGACAATGATCTTATGAAGGAACAGCACCCGGACATGCCTATCAATATTGATAGACAGTCCAGAGTGACCTTTGGTGGTAGTCGTAAAAAATAATATTTTTGCAATACCTACCGGGTTATTAAAATAAACTGTTAAAACGGAGAAAACAAATATGTCAAATCAAGTAGAAAAGTTTGGTCTTAGACCTTACAGAAAACTAGATGGAACACCTCTTGTTGGAGCCCAAAACAGATATACGATTGCTTCAGGTTATACTTCTGCAATTTTCCAAGGCGAAATGGTTGAACCATTAGGCACTGGAAATATTCAGAGACATGGCCCGAACACTTCGGATGCTGTTGTGGGTGTTTTTAACGGATGTTTTTACACAGACCCAACTACTCAAAAGCCGACTTACAGCAACTACTATCCAGGTGGTATTGCTGCTTCTGACATCACAGCATTTATTGTTGATGATCCAGATGCAGTATTCCTAATGGATGCTGATGCAGCTTTTACAAGAGCCGATCTGTACAAGAACTACTCTGTTACTAACACAACAGGTGTTACACAAACAGGAATATCAAAACAGCAACTAGACGTTAGCGTTTCAGGTGTTGCAAGTACTTTTGCTGTACAAGCAATCGATATCTCGCAAGATCCAGAAAACTCTGACACAGGTTCTGCAAATGCGAACATTCTTGTTAGAATCAACAATCACTTCTATAGAAGTGGCACAGGTATAGCGTAAAGGAGATAAACTATGGCAATATCACGATCCCAACTAGTTAAAGAACTAGAGCCAGGTTTGAATGCTTTATTCGGCCTGGAATATAATAGATACGAAAATCAGCATGCTGAAATTTTCGTAACTGAAACATCTGACAGAGCTTTTGAAGAAGAAGTAATGTTAAGCGGTTTCGCTTCTGCACCAACTAAACAAGAAGGTGCTGGAGTAGTGTTTGATACAGCTGGTGAAACTTTCACTGCTAGATACAACCACGAAACAATCGCTTTAGCGTTCTCGATCACTGAAGAAGCAATCGAAGACAACCTGTATGACAGATTAGCTGCAAGATATACAAGAGCTCTTGCAAGATCTATGTCAAACACGAAGCAAGTTAAAGCTGCAAACGTGCTTAACCAAGCGCAATTCGCTGCTGTTACTGGTGGTGACGGTGTTCCGTTAATTTCGAACGCTCACCCATTAGCAACAGGTGGTACATTCTCGAATGTACTAGCAGTAGCTGCAGACCTTAACGAAACTTCACTAGAGCAGTCGTTAATCGACATCGCTGGATTCGTAGACGAAAGAGGTCTAAGAATCGCTACTCAAGGTAGAAAGATGATAATTCCAAAAGAATTACAATTCACTGCTGAGAGATTGATGAAAACTCCTCAAAGAGTTGGAACAGCTGATAACGATATCAACGCAATCGCTTCAATGGGAATGGTTCCAGAAGGGTACTCAGTTAACAATTTCTTAACTGATACTGATTCTTTCTTCCTAATGACTGATGTTCCTAACGGGTTAAAACACTTTGTTAGATCACCAATCAAAACTGCGATTGAAGGTGACTTCGATACTGGTAACGTAAGATTTAAAGCTAGAGAAAGATACTCTTTTGGATTCTCAGATCCTAGAGCAATCTTTGGTAACGGAAACTTACCAACTAGTTAATAAATTTTAATACAATTAGTATTATTTAAAGGGGGCTTTCGAGCCCCCTTTTTTTTATGTATAATAAAAATACCTAGAAAAATAATTATTATGTAGACTGGCTAGGCAGACGGTATAGAGACTACATAACGAACGCTATACAAAGGAGAATACTATGGCATCAACTACTTTTTCAGGACCGGTACGTTCTGAAGGTGGCTTTCAAATGGCTACTAAAAACGCAACAACAGGAGCAGTTACAACAAGATACAGTTCAAGTATG